ATCAAAAGAGGAGTCAGTGTCCGCATCATAGAAAGTTGCATGCGGTTTACCAAACACAGCTGAGTCTTTCCATGAGGTTCTAGCAAGTGTGCCTATTGTCCAAACTGGTCTTTGTGGTGATGAATCAAAATAATTATAAGCGACCATTTTATTTACAACGGATGACGTTGATGACGGATAAAACCATATAACCTCACCAAACAAATTATTTAATCCTGCAGTAACCATTTGGTTACCAGATTCTAAATTTATATCATCGTAAACGTGATCTTCTACCAAACAAGCTAGTGATTCTAGTTTACCAGCATATCTAAAGAAACCATTTTCTGACATCCAGTATGCAGCACCATCAACTTCTACACATGCATTCTGTCCAGCAAGTCCACAGTTAGTTCCAACTTGTGCAAAGGCAAAAGTAAATGGTTGACCAACAAAACGTTGAGTAAACAAAGAAGTGTCAGTCCAAACATAAAGTGCATCTCTACCTCTGATTGCTCCTCTGATCTGTGATCCGTCAGCCAGTCTTTGTGTGCCGGCTGTATTGGTTGCTGTAGGTGTATAAGTGTTTATATCCTCTTGGTCCGAGAATCTAATAAACATATCATCTTGTGTATCTGCATCACCTATTGTTGTTTCTGTTCCATAAAATACTAAGTGTCTATCCGGTGTTGATACGACCATATGCCTTGATGCCGTTGGTGCACCAGATATAATTGTTGCTCTTGTGGTTGTTGCATTTGATAAACTAGAGTCCCATTCAAAACATGCGTTGTCATGAATTAAACAAATTGCTTTATCACCAAAGTTATCAAGTGACCACATACCAGGTTCTAATACTAAGTCACCAGACGCAGCCTCGCCCCATGCAACATAATCACTTGTGTTAGTTACTGTGGCACCATCTGAGTGAGATGCAGCTGTAGTGTTTCTCACACCTCTTGTAACACCAGTCAAAGTGTTTGTTGAAATACCTGTGTAAGATATTTCTTCTGTGCCTATTAATATAAAGTTTGTACCTGAACTTGGAAACTGTGATACATCCGTTAATACTATTGTGGTTGTCGAATCATTGATTGCACCATTTAAAGTAGTAGTAGCAGCTCCAGGTTCTTCTCCACCCCAAGAACCAAGACCCCAACCAAAACCTTTCGCCTGCACTGCAGGTCCTACTGGATAATAATGTTGTACTCTTATTCCACCTGATGTTGTTGCACCAGATCCTGTTTCATTTGATGGCATTGTTATAGTTAGTGTCGTAGTTGTTGGAACTGTTGTAACCATAAATTTTTTATCATCAAAATCAGAAGAACTAAAATTAGAACCAGTTATAGCGGTAAAGTTATCTAAAAGTATTATATCTCCCGCGCTAATGTTGTGAGACGTAGAGAAAGTTATAGTTACTACCGCTGATCCATTGGTAGTGCTAAATGCGTTTGTAAGTGTAGTTGTTGTTTTGATTGGGTGTATGTCATAAAATACACCTCCAGAGTAAGCATATAAAATTCTGTTTGTACCAATAATAGCGTATTTTCTACCTAAACTGTTATTGTAATGATGAAGTCCTCTAGCTGACCCAGTAAGATCATTAACTCCCAACTGTTTCCATCCACCTATTTTTTCAGGTGTGCCATATCTAAATCTAACATTATCACAGTTAACCCACTGACCTTCTGCTCCAGTTTCTGATATTTGCTTGTTTATGCCTGGTTGAAACCCTATTTTTTGTAACATATTATTTACTTACCATTTAAATTTATAGTATACAATTTTTAAAAAGAACCTATAATACAATGCTTTTATGAATCTTTCCATAGGAACCCCGCTTTTAAAGGCGCACTTTGATAATCATTTAAACCTTAAAAATAACCTATTATCTCTAATTGATCAATCAAAAATTGAACCCGATAAGGTAGAATTTAAAGATGTTTTTCAGAAATTAGATTGGAATCAGTCCTCTGATTTCAATAGACCTTGGGTTAAATACTGTATTGCAGATATTCAAAATCAGCTATCAAAAATGAGTTATGATATAGGATTTAAATCAATTCAAATAAATCAAATATGGTTTCAACAATATGGTAATCAAGGCACTCATGGTTGGCACATTCATGCTAATAATTTTACAGGTGTTTATTATTTAGAGTTTGATGAGCATCAATATACTCAATTATTGGACCCTCTTGATTTAGATAGGGCGATTTCATTAAGAGTTGTAGAGGGTGATTTTATCGTTTTTCCATCACATATTATACACAGATCTGGTGTTAATCAGACAGAAAAAAGAAGAAGTATCATTTCTTTTAATTTTGATGTAAAAGATATTAGAGATGATTTATTAGCAGAAAGAACTATTAAATATGTATACTAAAAAAGAAGTTACTTTTATAGACGATGTATTAACAAAAGAAGAAAATTTAGCACTACTAAATAAACTTTGTTATCACCAATGGTATTTAACTAAATGTAAAGACTATGGTACTTTAATGGCACCCTTGTTTTCTGGTAGAAGTGGTGGTTTTAGTGTTGCGACTCTGCAAGACGGTAAACCTTTTGACTCTCCTTTAAATAAAGAAGCATATAAAATAACAAAAAAAGTTTGTGACACATTAGAGATAAAGAAGTACGAAGTAATAAGATTTTTGTGGAATATGTATTTTCCAAGAAATCATACTGATTATCATCAAGACGAGTATACAGAAGATTATTTAAGTATTTTATATAATCCTCACACGACTGATGGAGGAACGTTTGTCAACAATATCTTTCACAGAGATAAAATGGGTCAAGCAAAAGTTTATAAAAGCATAGTTGAGCATAGAGGTAATCCCCCATCAAAAGATGCTATTCGTTTTAATTTAAATGTTTTGATTAAAATCTAAATTAAAAGCTATTGAGATTCTTTCTTCATCACTTAAATTATCTTCTACTGAATGTTGTAGCCAAGATGGAAACATAACAAGTTGATTTTCAACAGGAGGTAATATCCAAGCTCCAGAGTTGTGTTCTTTAAAGTTAGAAATAACACTGTCATCCCAAGTATAAGTCATAGAAAAATCAGAAGGGTGGTGAAAAAGTAAATCACCACTTTTAGGACTTGTCTTTACATAATAAGTTCCAGAGACCATGCATCTTGGGTGCACATGTCTAACATTATAATCTCTGTGTTTATTTATATTTATCCAAGCATCTTTTATAGACAATGGTTTTTTTAAATGACAAAAATTTCTATATGTTTCTGCTAATCTTAAAATTTCGTCAAACAATGGATTTAAAATATTATGCACACCTGTTAAGGGGGGTGATTGCCAACCACCTCTATTACTTATATCCACTGTTTTAGTCTTATCTTTTAATTCTTTACAATAAAGAGCTATATCATCAGTTTTTAAATTTAATTTTTCAACAAGAAGAGGAATAGAAAAAATACCTGTTATCATTTAGCGTCCAAAGTAAAATAAATATAGCTTCTTTTTTTATCTGATTTATTTTTAGTTAGTTTAAAATCAACGTTAAATGGAATAGATAAAACAGTGTTTTCTCTAGCTATAAAATTAAATTTATTTACAAAATCAGTATGCGCAATAAATACTTCAGTTTGTCTTTCAAAACAAAACAAACCACAATCCTCATCCACATCTAACATATATATTATTTGAAACAAAACATTAGGTTTAACAATACTTAAATTTGTTTCGTCCTTTAAATCTTCAACATATTTAATGTTATTAATAAATAACTCATTTTTATCTATGTTATAGTTTTTTGTTAGACTAACAATAAAATTGTTAACAACCTTTTCAAAACTATCTTTGTTTACTATGCTTGTTTTTTTAACTTGTTCTTTAAATTTAGTATCTTTTTGATCAGTAAAAAATAAAGAGTGGGTAAATATGTTTACTTGATTCATTTAACATCTCCCCACATTCTTCTTTGATCCATATAAAAATTTTTATTAGGCCCATTTAAATTTACATAATGTAAAAATGTTTGAGCGTGCCAATCACCTTTAAAAGGTTCTCGCCAATGATCTATCTCACAGCCTTTATACAAAACAGCGTCTCCTGGTTTTGTAATATATTTTTTGTCTCCAACATAAATCTCCCAAGGAGTTCCGTCTGAGTTTATATGCACCGTAACACTAATTTCACAAGAAGGTCTATCTTTATGTTTTGGTAAATCAGACTGATAGGTATAAACTCTAAAGTAAGAATAGGTAGGCAACAGTTTTAATTTAATGTTCTTCTCAATTAATTGTCTTTTGTTTAACATTAAAGATTCCATTAAGGGGTCTCCGTAAAAACTAGAATCACCATTACTGTTTTGATTGTCAAAATTTGTTTTATTTTGTCTATGCATTATTCTACAATAATCTGTAAGAATATTTATTTCTTCTTTTGTTAAAAAATTTTTAATTAATTTATGCTTCATGTTTAAATTTATTTATAAAATATGTAGGCATGATATCAAAAGACACTGATATTCTATCCTTCCCTGATTTATTTTTATGAACTCTATGATACAAATTACTTGGAAACAACAATAGTAAACCTGGTTTAGGTTCTATCCAGTAACGTTCTATATTATAAATGGTGTTATCATTTCTAGGAAAGACTAAAATGTCTCTATGATTAAAATTTTCAAATTCAATTTTACCACTGTTATTTTCTGCTTTTATGTAAATAACACCACTTAAAAAAGAGTTTTCATGTCTATGAATTTCACAACTACTATCAACTGGAGAAAAAGCAACCCAAGATTTAGTTATAACAAAGTCAGTATTATACTTTAAATATAAATCATTAAATGTTTTAATTGAGTTAATAATTACCTTTGCTAAATTTTTATATTGATTTTTATGTAATATATTTTCTGGACCAGTATAAAATTTATTTTTAATTGGATCTTCGCTAAGTTTATTTATCTCACTATGATTTATTTTTTCTTTTCTTAAATTTTCCTCTATTAAATTTAATTCTTGGTTATCTAACTCTACCTCTGTAGAAAACAAAGGTTGAGAAAACAAAGGCAATATATTAGCACTCATTAAACAATCCACCCCACCACAGTTATTCTTTCTCCTTTTGTAACTGGCTTAACACAATGGGCATACATAAAGTTACTAGGAAATAAAACTAAATCACCGACTTCCCCTTGAATAATAAAGTCGTTTTGATTAGGTAATTTAAAAAATATTTCTCCACCTTCATACTCATCATTACAAAACAATATAACACTCATAGTTCTAGGTGTTTTAAATCCATGGTCCGTGTGCCATGTATAAAAATTATCTTTGTGATATTTTAAAACATTCATTTCAAAATATTTTTCATAATGAAGATATTCAGAATTAGTATCATTTCTATATCTTTCTAAATTTTGAATAAAACAATTATTAAAATAATTGTACCAGTGAACATTTGTTAAACTAGGATTATTATCATTTAAAGGTAAAGTTTTAACGTCTCTAATGTCGGTATTAACCATGGTTCCTTGTTTAGTTTCAATAGGAGCATTTTGAAATTGTTTAGATTCATTTGCATATAACAAAAATTTAGAGATAATTTTTTTATCTAAAACATTATTATATACTTTAATAAAATCATCTATTTCCATGATTTTTTATTCCAATATAATGATTTATATTTGTGTAACAATTTTAAAGAAAAACCAAATTGGTCTCTTGTTATTTGTTTAGTTGTCTTACCTTTTATTTCCATTCTCCAACTTTCTCTTTTAAAAGGAATAACTTGAACGTAAGGAGTTCCTTTTTTAATAGTAGTTTCTAAAGTTTCATATTTATCTCCATTTATAATAAACGGAAAATTTACTTCTCTTGGGTAGTTATCTGTATCAACAATACCTGGTATTATACTAAACCTATCGTCTGAATTATTAAGTGGAGGAACAAATAAACAAGAATACCCTGGAGGTGTTTTTATTTTCCATGGATTTAAAAACTTTAATACACCTTGGTTGTTATTTTTTTTAAGGTGTGGAGATCCTTCTACTTGTCGTGGAGAATGATGTTCGTTTCCCTGCCTGTTTAAATTAACAAAATGCAAATTTAAAAAACCAGCTTCTTCTGACATTGGACATGCAAACGTGGTGTCTTTTTCACCATTTTCTTTATTAAAGTTATGATTTATATAAAAGTCTTGAGGCAGTTTTAAAATGTATCCTGCGGACATTGAATCTAAAAAAGGCATACAACCTTTTACTGTTTTATCCTGCCAATCATGATTTAATTTTTTAAACCATTCGGGTAAATTATTTTTAGCAGGAATGGGATACTCGCTTTTTAAATTTGTGTAAATTTCATGAGCACTAAACTCTATTACATTATCAAACATTTTTATTAACCTCTAAGAAAAAAACTTGAACAGTTCTAGAATCTTTATTCCAGTCTATACCTGCAGAATGAAATAAATGAGATTTAAATAAAATACACCTATTTGGTTTAGATCCCACAATAACATCTGGTTTTATTTGATCTGCGTAAGAATAAAGTCTTGTGCCGTCATCAATACTAAAACTATCAAAATATATAACACCAGCCCAATCGCAGTTATCTGGGTCCTGATGAATTAATGATTCTTTTCTATCTTTGTATGGAGACTTTAACAATTCAGAAGTTAATACTTTTCTAAAAAAAGACTGTAGTTTATTTATTTTAAACTGTGTTTTTTCAAGTATAGTTTTTTCTGTAATTTTATATTCTATTTCTTCTTTGTTAAAAGAGTTAGATTCCCAGGTTGGATAAGCGTCTAATCTTGATGGATAGTAAATATTTTGAGGAACCTGTAAACCTTTCATGTTACACGTTCTTTGAAAATTACACATTAAACCAAAGTTTTCTTTGGAATAAAAATCATCTATTACAACAAAATTTTGCATATAATTCTTTCTTGCACAAAAGAGTTATATCAAAAATTAATCTATTTGCAAGTGGTCGTAATAAACGTTACTGTTAATTGATTTTACGTATTCTGCAAAGGACGTTGCAGGATCAATAGTTAAAGAGTCAATGTCAATTGCATTAATCATATTTAAATAATCAGCCAAAGAAGTTTTTACTTCAGGTCTAGCCATATTAAGAGAATGGACAATTTTCTTTTTAGCGAACTGATATGTTTCTTTACTATGTGTTGGAGATATATCTTGAACACCTAAAACACCGTCTGTAACTTTAAAAGTTGCTTTTTCTTCAAACACTTTAATTAAATCTGCATCAGCTAAATCTACAATTGTATAAGATGATTGAACTATTCTTGTTGCTGCATCTAAGTCTGATTGAGTAAGAAATGCTTTGTATACTCCTCCATCACTCATTGATCCCATTACAATTTTTGCCATAATTAACTTCCTAAATTTTCGTAAATATATAAAAACCCAGCACCACCATCCATGCCACCCTCTGCTTGAATGTTTCCAATAGGTCCTCCTTGACCCATAGATATTCTTGCATTGTCATCGTCAAAATTTGATGGTGAATTAGAAAAAAGATCTTGACCCATAGCTACTCTAAAGCTTTTGTTCATTATGTTTCCTTTAGTAGAAGCTCCAACACTTGTCATGTCAAATGTTTCTCCAGAAACAGTCCCTTGATTTCCTTCTGCTCCTCCTGGGCCTCCAGCACCTCCGCCGCCATTTGCAGCTACCGTCGCTGGACTTCCAAAATTAGTTGCTCCTCCGCCATTTCCGCCACCGCCTTGGCCTTGTTGGCCAGTTCCTCTAGCACCTACTGAATATGCTTTTGTGTAAGGTTGTGAAATAGGAGTTGCATAAAGTGCAAAACCTCCAGCTCCTCCATTTTGATTGTTTCCTGGAGTTCGGCCAGCACCTCCGCCGCCTCCACCAATGTAGGCAACAATGTAGTTAGCGTTTGGTTGTGCAGTATAATTACCTGATGCAGGTCCAGTTGCTCCAAATGTTGGAACTAAGTTTGCACCAGCTGATCCAGAAGATGCACTTATAACTCTTCCTGAAGAGTCTACTGTAATGTCTGTTGCTGTAAAAGAACCTTTTGCAGATTTTATAATTTTTGGCATTAAGTTTTCCTCCTATTAATCTACCATTTCTACGTATGAAACATGGTAGTCTAAATCATTTGCGGCACCT